AATAAACTTACATTTGGTGGTCTCTCTGGTGATGAATATGGTAATACAATAATTCAAGAACGAATATATAGTGGAAATCCATCTTTAACACAAAGCGAATTATTACTCTTTAAAGGTAATGAAGGTATTCTCGCTGGTTCACCAAATGAAGGTCCAGATAGAATTCGTTACATCGCACCCGAACATATATTTCAAACATATAATACTGGTGGTGAGACATTTCAAGGAATTGTTGGTCAAAAGGATGGTGAAACTAATATACCTCTAATAGTTAACGGTTCTGGGTTAGTTGTTGTTGGTGGACGAAGAACTGATTATACGGATACAATAAATAACCCAGCAATAGGTGTCAATACACGACTACTTATTGCCGGTGATATTGAATTTAGACGTGGGGGTTCATTTATATTTGAGGGTTTAAAATTTATAAGTAATGCCGTTACAGGTATTAATCTAATAAGAAATACCTTAAATGGTACACAACGACGTACATTAGGATTTTCACACCAACTTGATACAACTAATGAGTATGAATTTGCTCGATTTGATCAGATTGGTAATTTAGGTATTGGTACCACAACTATAGCATCAAATGTTCATATATACAATGGTAATACAACGAGTCAAACGTTATTGAAACTTGAAAGTCCAGGAACTAATAAGGAGACTGGTATGCTCTTATGTACAAGTGGAAATGAAGGTGGATTCGTACGAGGATTTAGTAATTCGGAGAACAGCACGACAGGTCTTGTGATGGGTGTATCTAACAATAGCGTACTTACAAATTGTCTTCATATGATTCAATCGAGTAATGTTGGGATTGGTACAGCTAAACCAGCTACAAAGTTTCATATATATAATGGTATTCCAAGAATTGAAAGTGCATCAAGTAATGCTATTGTTGAATTTAAAACAATTGCTGGTACATCTACTATATTTTCTGGAACAAATGGTAACGTATACATCCAACCTTATTCATCAAATACATTTATAAAAGGTAATCTTGAAACAAGTGGTAATTTAACTGTAAAGGGTGCGATCGATTTAGGTAACCAAGTCGGTATTGGTCTAGGTACTTCAACTGCAAATACAGCACTACATGTAAATGGTGGTATAATTACAAACTCAGACCAAGTTGCATGTAAAAAATACTCAACTACATTTAGTATAGATGAGTTTAATGATAAAAGAATCACATTTTATTTTGGAAACTCATCATTCTATGCAAAGATTATCGCAATTTTAAGACGCGTTGATGGCTCAACAGTTGTTGATTCAAGTACAATGATTCTTGATGTTCAAGGTGGTACAGATAATGGTAGTACATCAACTGTATCTATAGCCGTTGGTACAAAAAGTATATTTGGTGGTACAAATATGTATCCATGGAGTTCTACCGTGGATGAAATAACAACAACAGCAATTCGAATAAACCCATATGACCCAACTAACGCCAGAAAGTACAAGTATGATATCGTCGTTGAACTTATGTCTTCAAATGGGGGTAGACTTACACAAATAAACAGTGGAAGCGTTATACGTGCCACATTCACCTATTAAATAACTTTACCACCCAGGGAAAACCCGAGGGTAGAGTTAGAGTAAAACATTTACGCCCTGATGGAATCAGAGACGGCTAGGAAGAGGACGCCAACAATAAAAGCCATGACGACGTAATTACATTCAGTTTCTTCCTTACCAAGTTGCGACGTAGCCACGCGTTCAGCTTGGGGCTCAGCTTTGGGTTTCTCGGCTGGAGCTCTTTGTTGTACAGGAGGTTCAAGTTCCTCCAAAGGACAATAACCTATCATTTATACTGTACTTAGAGATTAATTTCTGTCTTCTTCTTCTTGCGACCACGTTTGGACTTGGAGGTCTCCACATTCACCTCTTTGACTTCACCACCCGTTGATTCACCCGAAATAGAAACGATGTCCGAGATGTCATCATCTTCCTCAACCTCTACAGGCTTTCGTTGCGTTCTTGGGGTCGTATTCATTGGGGGTGGGGGTGGCATCATCACACCACCCATGAGACTTGAGATGTCAATACCGGGACCTTGCATCTCGTACTGACCACTGCCACCAACGGGGGGTGGACCCGTAGGTGCACGCGTTGTATTTTGCATTGCTTGCATCATATTGTTTACGAGATCTGGGTTTTGCTTGAGTACATCATTCATATTGGGCATCACTGATTTGAACATACTGTTAGTCAAGTGAAACATCATCGCAGAGCCACCCAACATCATGATGAGCTTGATTTCTGGTGCCACATTGACCTTCGTACGATACTTGACGTACAACTCCTCGAAGACACTATCGTAATCGTCAACATTTTCCATGATTGATTCAGACCAACCATCAAGTTGGATCTCAAATGGATTGTAGCGTTTATTAAGAAACTCGAGACCAGTAACACAGGCGACGAGCATACGTCTCGAGAAACGAATAGATTGCTCGACATCAATACTGTATGTAATACGCTTGACCTCAGTTCTCAATTCCTCGACATTGGAGTACGCCGTAAGTCTCTTATTCACAGCGAAACCCTTCTTCTCGAGTCGACCCAACTTATTAATGAGGTCTGCCTTTTCTTCATCAACAGAGGAGTATCCCTTGGAAGGTGTTTCTTCTTGGGGACCTGGGGCTCCACCGTCGTCATAAAACATTTGTTCATCATTGTCCTCACCATAGTCAATCTCCTCATCCTGTTGAGGTCTAGGTGGGGCAGTTTGTTTGTTTGGATTTACAAAAGCATCCATAGCTTCTTGTTGTACAGGAGCTCGTGGACGTTGAGGTTGTTGGGGAGCCGGTCTAGGAACTTGTTTGGGACGCGAGGTTGATATCTCGATCTCATCCATCAGGGCCTGTTCATCAGCATCTAATTTCATCACAGTAGTATTTCCACGATCAAGGATAATTTCTTCGTCCATCTACTCTTTATAAGGAAACTATTAAATTACCTTTAACGCACTTTATAAAAAATTATATATGTATACTATAAATGTTAACCCTCAACCGGGCCAATCGAAATGCCATCACGTCCATCGTTGGTTTGATTGTCTTAATTTTCATTCTCGGTGCCATCAAGTCTACCAGCCGATACCAACCCAGAGATATTTCTATCAAGGCGATCAGTGAGAAGTCTCTCTTCGAACTTGAGCACAAATTGGAATGTGCTCCTGGACACAGCAGTGAAGGCAGTGTGTACACCCAAGGCTTGACTCCAGGTGGACTTTGCGGTGCTCAACAACTTGTGCGTGACCAAGCTAGTTATGAGATCGAAGATGGAATCGGTGGATCTTTAATCTAAACTAATATAAATGGCTTTGGTTACTTCCCCAAAAACTATTCCAGATCTTGACTACGAGTATCACACTATAACTATTGACTCTATCGGTCAACTCAGCGCAAACGCTTTTACTTGTCATATCCAACAACCCCTTCGTAATGTTGTTCAGGCCAAGCTCCTCGCCGCCCACATTAACTCAAATGTGACGACCAAACATTGCTATGTTTCTATCGAAGAATTAGATTCTATTTTTTCAGATAGAGCTTCGAATGTTCTCACGGGACAAGCATCCATGAGTGTCCTTCGAGGTTCATTCGCGAGTATCATAACCTCTGGTAGTGCTCTCATTAGTTTTAAGGATGAGTATACCATCGCCACACAGTATGTGGATCCAATCAGGCGAATCGATCGCCTCGCCGTTACTATTCGCGATCAAGATGGTATCCCAATCGTACCATCCATTCCAGCCGCTGATAATTTCTTAGTTCTTGGCTTTGTGTGTAGAAAACCTAATTTGTAATTTTCTCTATTTAAAGTAGTATAACATGTCTTCGGGTATCGTTCAGTTGGTCGCAATTGGCGCACAGGATGAGCACATCACAGGAACCCCCGAGATATCGTTTTTTAATTCGTCATTTAAAAGACATTCAAATTTTTCACAGTCCATTGAAAAACATACAATATATGGAGCTGTGAAAAATAATTCACTCTCAACTATTCGCATTGAGAGAACTGGTGACCTTTTGGGGTACACCTTTTTAGTTCCAGATGATGGAACAAAGTGTGTTGATATCGGTACTTGGACAAACTATGTAGAAAGTGTTCAGCTTTTGATTGGGGGTCAGATTATTGATGAACAGGATTCACTTTTTTGCGAAACAATCGCAATCGATACATTTGCCCCAAATGTTTCAAAAAGTTCAAACGGACCACACCCAGGGGTCAGCTCAAGATCCTATTTTTATCCACTCCGCTTTTTCTTTTGTGAAAATGCCCAATCTGCTCTACCTTTGGTGGCTCTCCAGTATCACGACATAGAATTAAGAATTCGTTGGGGACCAAATGCAGCTAACTATAACTGGGAAGCCTATTCTAACTATTACTATGTTGATAATGAAGAACGGGGGAATATCGCATCACGTACTAATGATATGCTCATATTCCAAGTCCAAAAGAATATTCCATCCCACGAACTTGTGCAGGAATTAAACTTTAATCACCCAGTCAAGTACATCGCGAGTTCTAATACTGCTGCACAAAGTGCCCTCACTGCTATTGGGAATCGTATCAAGTTGAGTATCAATGGATTGGATATCTGCAAGTATAAGTGGGCAAAGAGTCACTTTGTTGATGTATCCCACTATTATCACACAAACTATGTAACCTCACCAGATATATTCTTACACCCATTCTGCTTAACATCAAGTTTGCACCAACCAACGGGGTCTCTCAATTTTAGTCGCATTGACTCTGCAAAAATACATAGTGAATCGTTACCTATTGTAAATCCAATATACGCCGTAAATTATAACATTCTCAGGATACAAAATGGTATGGCTGGTCTACTTTACGCAAATTAAAATACAAGAATATATAAATGGTGAAAAATATCAATACTTTCCATCTGACGGAGAAGATACGACTTGGGAGACATACTTCGGAAAGCCAACCAGAAAACACAATCGTTTTGAATGCGGGTGATGCAGAGATACAAAATCTTGAAACTTCAGGATTCTATGTGTCCCCAATGCGTTATGGGACATCAAATGTACTCATGTATAGCCCAGAAACAAAAGAAATTGTGTTTGGAAACAGGTTGTCTCTCCAAAGTATCACCGAATTAGGGTCCTCGTCAAATGTAAAAACATATTTTAAACACCTCGAAGTTGACCAATTGGATATCATGAATGTCACGGCAATCAATACCTATTATATCGAAAATCCTGAATTTATTATTGGAGACTCAAATACCGATACACTCGAACGCGCCACACTCAAAATGGTGAAGGGTGGTGACCAAGTGTCTTTGGATTACGATGGACATTTGAACATACATTCGAAGTCCCCTTTGGGTGTCACGGTTCATGGTGCGTTATACACAAATACATGTACATCCCAAGTATTTTTGGGCGATGGTGGACTCCTCTCGAATGTAACCTATGAACAATTGGGCTACGTTATACCCCGTATGCGTATTACGGAGGATGTTCACGCACAAAAATATCATGGTGATGGAAGTCTTCTCACAGGTCTCCAAATTGAACAAATTGGTAATATTACCTCAAATAATTTAACAGTAGCTTCGGTAACTACCAAAGGAAATGTATACATTGGGTCCAATCTAAATATTGATGGTATTGTACGCGCCGCGCGTTCTATTATTGCCTATGAGTTTATCGGTGATGGTCGACGATTATCTGGATTGGCACATGACTCAAATTTGAAATCAAATGTTACGCGAATAGAAAATTTGGAAACTTTGTGTGTAGACATCGCGAAGATTCACGACGTTAAACCTCTCACATCTTCATGCGTTTCTTTGAAGGAGTCTTTAGATGAACTTAGATCCAAAGTTTTAAAGACAGAAGAATTCGGACCACGATTTTCTAAACTTGAATACATTCCCAATGTAATTAATTCCCATACACAACAGATTTCAACACTATTCAGCGATACACAAAAGGTTAGTGCATATATACCAATCATGATTCAAACTGATAGCGATGTACGAAAGCTTAATACATATGTACCAATTATTGATGGTACGCTCAGGAGAGTTATTCGTTTAGAGGAAAATCAACCCCGTCTAGATATACTAGAAAAGACTACGGTACATCTTGAAGCGCAGGTACCACGATTTAAGCCACTGGAGGCTCTCGTACCCGTCGTTAAACGCATAGAGCCATACGTAGCACGCGTTGAAAGCCTTGAAATTCTCGTACCCAAGGTTACTCGAATAGAACCATATATACCCCGTATCGAAGCATTGGAACCCAAAGTTGCGCGATTGGAACCAGCAGTCAAAGCTCTCGAAGTACTCCCACCACGCGTAAAACTACTCGAAGAGCAAGTTCCAAGAATAAGCAATCTCGAGACGCACATTCCAAGATTTGTACCACTCGAGGCTCTCGTATCAAATGTTTACGCTACAGAAGTCATTGCAAATCAAGTTCCATCTATTGATAAGAGACTTGGGTATGTAGAAGCAAAGTTCCCAATATCTCTTCAAGATATTATGTCCTATACAAGCAATACTGTGACAACTTTACATTTGGAAAATACGAAGACTGCGTTGACGACGAGTGGTAATATCGGTGTTGGAACAACTGAACCAACTGCGCGAATTTCAATATACAGTCAGCCTAATATAGTATCTGAGATTGGTGAAGTAAATGGAATTAAAATTAATGAACTTGCCCAAATCAATGCGTATATCAAGGGAAATAACGGAACAACATCTGGACGACCAGGTGGCGTTGTATTTAAGACAAAGAGACCAAATGGGGTTCTTGAAAATTCGATGGTACTCGATGGTAATGGGTGTATGACAGTCGGTTCAAGTACGGCACATCCATCAGCAGCCTTAGCTGTGGATTCAACGACACGTGGTATGCTTCTTCCCCGTGTTATCTTGACGTCTATTCAAAAGCCAGAACCGGGACTTATGGTGTATGACACCGAAACAGATTCATTTTGGGGGTACAAGACATCTGGATGGACTAAATTTTGTTAAAATAAAATGACCTATTATATAAATGCCTAAGAATCTGAATACGATCGAAAGGTCCGAAAGGATACGGATTGGTAAGAATGTTCCAGACGAACAGGCTTTTAATACGATATTAATCAACGCATCAAATTCAGTTGTTCAAGCGCCGATTAATGGGTTTTATGTAGCACCCATTCGTTACGATATAAGTGTTCTCTCCAATACATTGGTATATAATACAGTCACAAAGGAAATAGTTGATGCCGGTATAAGCGCAGATAATCAAACGCTCCAAGATGTGACTGACTATGGAAATACAACGAATAATGTGGTTCAATTTATTAATACAACCACTGCGTTTACGACTATTTCTAATGTTGGTATAGCGAATACCTCACCAATTCATACACTCGATGTTGGTTCGAATTTATTCGTAGAGGATACAGCATCAAATGTACTCACTGTTTTGGGTAATGTATCTTTACAACGGGATGTATTTGTCGAAGGAAATTTAACTGTTCGAGGAACCACGTTATTAGTCCATTCCGAAAACTTATCTATTAAGGATCCAATTATTGTTCTCGGTGAAAATAACACAGATTCAGATTTTGTTTTTGATTTGGGAGTAGTCATGGCGCGCCCAGAATCCAATGTGGCGATGGGTTACATTGAAAATGATAATGAACTTGTATTGACGTATACTACGAGTGACGCAAGTGGTCGATATATCGTGCCAGATACTTCAAACACACTAAATGTTCATGTATACGGTTCGCTATACACAGATTCAAATGTAGGCATAGCAAATATTTCACCGATTCATACATTAGATATTGGTTCGAATGTATATGTAGATGATACGGCGTCAAACATTTTAGTTGTTCGTGGGGATGTTAAGATTGTCGAGAGAATATTTGCGAATAACATAAATGTATCAAATGTTTTAGAAGTTTCTGGAAATCTCAACGCTTTATCGAATATCATAGTTTCTGAAACCATACATGCACTCTCAAATATTGATGCACGTGGAAATGTTTTAATTCGACAAGACCTTAATGTAATCAATAACGTTTTAGTGTCTAATAACGTCACAGTAAGTAAAAATGTCACAGTAACAAAGGATCTTAATGTGACTGAAAATGCTTTTGTCTCAAATAATTTGACTGTGACTAAAAATGCATTGGTTTCAAATAATTTAAGTGTGACGAAAGACCTCGAAGTTCTTGAGAATGTTTTGGTATCCAATAATTTAACAGTTACTAAAGACCTTCAAGTCGTAAAAAATGTTTTAGTCTCTAATAATTTGACGGTAACGAAAGACCTTCAAGTCGTGAAAAATGTTTTAGTTTCAAATAATTTGACTGTGACGAAAGACCTTCAAGTTGTGGAGAATGTTTTAGTCTCAAATAATTTGATAGTGACTAAAAATATAGAGGTAACCAAGAATATTTGGGTCATTGAGAATATTTTGGTTTCAAATAATTTAACAGTCACAAAGGATATCGTCGTTGATCGTAACCTTTTTGTTACAAAAGATATTGAAGTCACCGAAAATGTTTTGGTTTCTAATAATGTAACAGTCACTAAAAATGTACTTGTCTCAAATAATTTAACTGTGACAAAAGACCTTCAAGTCCTCGAGAATATCTTAGTTTCTAACAATTTAACTGTGACAAAAGACCTTCAAGTCATTGAGAATGTTTTGGTATCCAATAATCTAACGGTCACTAAAAATGTTCTAGTCTCAAATAATTTAACAGTCACCAAAGACCTTAGAGTCCTTGAGAATGTTTTAGTTTCTAATACTGTCACAGTCACTAAAGACCTTCAAGTCTTTGAAAATGTTTTGGTATCAAATAATCTTACGGTCACTAAAAATGTTTTAGTCTCTAATAATTTAATAGTCACCAAAGACCTTCAAGTCCTTGAAAATGTTTTAGTATCCAATAACTTGACCGTGAGCAAACAAATAAATGCACTTTCAAATTTGGATGTGACCAAAGAACTGAATGTGACTGGAAATGTAAATGCCAAATCAAATTTGGATGTCACCAAACAACTCAATGTCACAGGAAATATATATGCTCTCTCGAATGTAGAAGTCACTGGAAATGTAAATGCGTCCTTTTATTATGGAGATGGAAGTACGCTTTCTAATATAACATTACAACAAGTCACTTCGTATGGTAATACAACATCGCAAACTGTACAATTTACCAATAGTGATACTTCTTTGATTACAGTTGGGGATGTAGGTGTTGGTACAAATACACCCGAAAAGAAGCTTCACGTTGCGGGGGATATTCTCGCCGATGTAGACATTTACGCAGTGAGATATTTTGGTGATGGTGGTACACTTTCAAATTTAGTAACTGACATTACACTTCAACAAGCAACTGACGTTGGAAACACAACGACACAAGTTGTTCAGTTTACAAATGTAACGACTGCTTTCGTAACGACCGCGAATATTTCGGTAGGTCGAAATGTTGATGTCTCCCAAGATATTAATGTAACTCAAAATGCTTTTGTATCTAATAATTTAACAGTAACAAAGGAACTCAAAGTGACTGGATTTCTTAATGTATTTTCAAACGCGACTGTTTCCGAAGAACTTACTGTAAATGGGAATGTAAACGCCAAATCAAATTTGGTTGTGACTGGAATTATTGATGCCAAATCAAATGTAGATGTAACTCAAGAACTTAATGTGACTGGAAATATTTTTGTCTCAAATAATTTGACGGTGACTAAAAATATAAATGTTTCAAATAATTTAACTGTAACGAAAGACCTTCACGTTGTGGAAAATGTTTTCGTCTCTAATATTTTGACTGTGACGAAAGACCTTCAAGTTGTGGAAAATGTTTTAGTCTCTAATAATTTAGTAGTTACTAAGGACCTTCAAGTCGTAAAAAATGTTTTAGTCTCTAATAATTTGACAGTTACTAAAAATATAGATGTTTCAAATAATTTAACTGTAACGAAAGACCTTCGAGTCGTAGAAAATGTTTTCGTCTCTAATATTTTGACTGTGACGAAAGACCTTCAAGTCGTAGAAAATGTTATAGTTTCTAATAATTTGGTAGTTACTAAGGACCTCAATGTGACTAAAAATATTTTGGTCTCAAATAATTTGACGGTGACTAAAAATATAGATGTTTCAAATAATTTAACTGTAACGAAAGACCTTCGAGTCGTAGAAAATGTGTTAGTCTCTAATATTTTGACTGTGACGAAAGACCTTCAAGTTGTAGAAAATGTTTTAGTCTCTAATAATTTGGTAGTTACCAAGGACCTTAGAGTCCTTAAGAATGTTTTAGTTTCTAATATTTTGACTGTGACGAAAGACCTTCAAGTCGTAGAAAATGTTATAGTTTCTAATAATTTAGTAGTTACTAAGGACCTCAATGTGACTAAAAATATTTTGGTCTCAAATAATTTGACGGTGACTAAAAATATAGATGTTTCAAATAATTTGACTGTAACAAAAGACCTTCAAGTCGTAGAGAATATTTTAGTCTCTAATAATTTGACGGTGACGAAAGACCTTGTAGTTCTTGAGAATATTTTAGTCTCTAATAATTTAGTAGTTACTAAGGACCTCAATGTGACTGAAAATATTTTGGTCTCAAATAATTTGACGGTGACTAAAAATATAGATGTTTCAAATAATTTAACTGTAACAAAGGACCTCAATGTGACTGAAAATATTTTGGTCTCAAATAATTTGACAGTGACTAAAAATATAGATGTTTTAAATAATTTAACTGTGACTGGAAATATTTATGCCAACGCAAATTTAGAGGCAAATGGAATCATTTACGCCAAATCAAATTTGAATGTAACCCAAGAACTCAATGTAACTGGAAATATTTACGCCAATACAAATTTAACTGTGACTGGAAATATTTATGCCAACGCAAATTTAGAGGCAAATGGAATCATTTATGCCAAATCAAATTTAGATGTATCCAAAGAACTCAATGTCACTGGAAATATTTACGCCAACACAAATGTAGAGGTTACTGGAAATATCTACGCTAAATCAAATATTGTAGTGACTGGAAATGTTCACGCAACGCGGTACTACGGTGATGGTGGTCTCCTATCAAACATAACACTTCAAGTTGTAAGCGATAAGGGAAATACAACTTCAAATACACTTCAATTCATGAACGCCCATACCGCATTTGTAACCGATTTTACATCAAATGTTGGAATAAATATAACACAATTGAATGATGTCACGGTAACAACACCCATCGAACAAGATATGCTCGTGTATGAAGGTACAAAATGGGTCAA